ACCTAAAATAGAGGTAAAATCCCGGGACTCAAACACGCAAATGGGGTTGAAACATATTTAGTATTAAATAACGGCATGCCTGAAGCAACTGAACAAAGCATTTTGGGGGATGACGAAATCGCAAAATTAAACGCACAAGAAAAAATAAAATTTTCAAATTTAGAAAATAAATTTAATGGTGAATTAAATAAGTATAAGACAAATATGAAAGCTGTTTTGGATGCTGCTGCCGATGCCCAAAACGCCGAAAGAACTGATTTGAAGAATAAACTTGTTAAAACAGAAGCTGGTGAATTATGGTATATAACGGGACACGGTGTTAAAAGGAAGGCGTATGGAAATGACCCAAAAAAACATCAAGACCGCGGTGAGGGGTGTAAAAATGAAAACCCGCCAACAGTTACGGCATCACAAATTGATAATTTACCCACAGGCAGACCAATGACCGAAAAGGAAAAATGTCAAACACTTGGATTTAATGCCAGAGAAAAAGGAAATCCCGGAAATACATATTGGATAGATAAATTTGGGGCGTCCCACAAATATACTAATTTTGATGGTTCAATGGGTAATCCTGGTAGACATACTTCATGTTCCAGTGATATTAGACAACTTGATACAGCAGAAATGAATATATATCTAAGAAATGATAGAAAGGGAAATGATTATGGTGTTGGAGATGCGTGTTTGGTTTCAAGTGCTTTACAGGGAAATGATGGTAAATCGGCGCAAGGGAATAATAGAAATTTAATGAGATATTTAACAGATATGAAAGGGGAGGTTGATAAAATGACTGGGAGTGAAAATTCGGCTCATATAGATCTTTTGGATACTGAAAAGACTACGGAAAGAACAGAACTTGTAAAAACATTGACCAAACTTAAAGAAGAACGTGCAAAAATTAAGAAATTAAGACAAGAAGTAGATGCCGCCGATTATAATTTAAAAGATAAAAAGGTAAGAGCAGATGGTATTCAAATCAAATATGTAGCATGGACTTTAGCTGGCGTTACTTTAATAAGCATGGCTGTTAAACTATTGAATAAATAATAATTATGTGAAATATAATTACATAATTAATTAGTAAAATGAAAATATTAGAATATTAATATCTTAATAATTAATATATAATGGGATTTGATGAGGTGTTAAATATGTTTTTACCAAAAAAAGGATTAACTATGGATGAAATTAAAAAATATTTACGAAAACCACAAACGGTTGATTCTAGGTCACACTTAAAGCAAGGTGTTAGACTTAGCAATATTAGAGAGAATTTTAGTGATAATAACAAAAAATTTAGGACAATGCATACTAAAGAAGAAAAGGTTTTAACGGATTTATCTGATAATTATTATAAAATAGTTGGTGATTATGCTCGTGCTTATCAAGATTATTTAACCACCCATGCCGATTTAAGTGCTTCTGTTGATGAGTGTATTAAACAGTGTGGTGAAACCCATAATACGAATGTAGATAATTGGGCAAATAAATCTAAGGCTTGTATTGCTGGTTGTAAATTAAAAGGCGTTCAAGTTTTAAAATGTAAAAACACATATAAAGGATTACAGGGTGATACGTCTAAGAAATGTAAAGACCTAGTAAAAGAACATTGTGATGCTGGAAGTATTCATCCAGGTAAATCAAGAACTTTTGTAAAAAATGCCGATAATGCGGATGATTATGATACGACTCTTGCTGATGGCTGTTGTGAATGTGGCGGCGGTGGTGGTGGAAAACCCACAGCTTATGTTAATGGAACCGTCGCTAAAAATTGCGGGGATGTTGCTAATGCGATAGGTGATACTGAAATGAAATCTTATTGTAATAGTGCCGGAAATGGTGCAACAGTAACAATAGATGGTAGAACAATTACATTTTCAGCCTCCAATAATGCTAATTTTGTAAATGAATATGCGAAAGTAAAAGGGACCAATGATGCCGCAATGACTGAAGTTAATAAATTAAAAAAGAAAATCAATGTGTTAACAACAACAAGAGATAAATTAAGGGGATCTATAGCAGGAGAAGAAGATACGTTGGATCAAAATTTGAAAGAATTTGAAGAAAAATACGCAAAATTACAAATGTATGGTGATGGCGGCAAAGATTGGACATCAATCGCTCAATACGCATCTACATTAACTAGAAGAAATTCTGAAGAATTGAAATTTTATATGTGGAGTGTTTTAGCAATTGTATTGATAATTACCGTTATTTCTAATTTCAAAAAGAAAGCCGCATAATTAATTATCTATTATTATAATTAATTATCTAATAAATAATATATATATGGCAGGAGAATCATCAGCATCAGGAGCAGATCAAAATTCATATAATAAAAATGTTAGACCAGCGGCTTTAGCCGAAAGACACAGGCAAACTATTGCGGAAATAGAAAAATTACAAGAAGTTGAAAGATTTTTATTTCAAAATTTACAATCTATAAGCAATAATCAACCAGACGCGGCAGCACAAAGGGCAGAAATACGAAAAAAAATAGAAAAATTGGTAGAATTCAGACGCGAATTAATGAATAAAATGAAAGGAATGTACACGGCAGCACAAACAGAAGTTTCGCAAAGAAGATATGACTTGGCCGACCAAATCGCCGTAGGTAAAACAATGCAAGATGAGTTAACTAATACTCAATCACAATTAGACGCATTGGAAAAAGAAAAAAGAAACAAAATAAGGCTTGTAAAAGTCGGGGAATATGAATATGCGAGATATTCTGAATTTAGAGGTATTATAAAAGTTGTTGTATATGGGTGTTTTATTGCTTTATTGATATCCTTTCTCATGAAACAACCGTGGTTCCCTGCAACTTTAGGTGTAGCAGGACTTGGTATAACTGCAGCTTGGGTTATAATAACCATCATTTCGCGCATATTTGATAATTTTAGAAGAGATTCTATGGACTACGCAAGATTTGTTCAAACGGACGGACAACATTATAAAAATGAACTTGCTTCAGGTGCAAAATCACCACAACAAGGTAGCGGTCTTGCTGCTATGTTAGGATTGGGATGCCCTAATCCTAATTATAACAAAGATGCTTTTACAGTAATGGGCGCAAGACCACACGAATCTAAAAAAGAAAATTTTAGTTATTTGCAATAAATTAATTATAAGATAATTAATTATATCTATAATTAATATATATATTAATATGACGAAAACATACGAAGAAGAAGTTTGTGCATCAGGAACCTGTTCTAAACATAGGAGTTGTAAAGCATCAATGACCGAATCAGAAAGAGCAAAATGCGATGAAGAAGTACGTCTTTATAACGAATATGATAGAAAAAAATCGACAAAAGTCAATATGGATCAAGAAATTAAAGTCGCAAAAGAAGCTTGGTATAAAGCAGCTTTCAACGACCTAACGCGATATGATAAGGACGCAAAAAGAGAAGGAACAACGAGAGGAAAAGACATCGTAAAAGAATGGAAAATTGATTTTGACCTTATATACAATTCTATTCAAAATCAGTCAAATCTTTTTAAATCGTTTGAATCTTATTGTCCCACTGCTGAAAATTTAGATATCAAATTATTATCAGTTATTAAAGACGACAATCTTGAATCAAAAAATCTTATCAAAAAATCTCATATTGATGAAAGAATGGCTACCTTTTATAATAATAGTGATTATTACAACGATATATTATATTATATCAAATGGGTTTACTGGGTATTGTTTATATTTTGCTTTGTTATGTTAATTATGTCCGGACAATGGCGTAATATAAAAACATATGTATTTTTTATGGTTCTGGCGGCTTTCCCAACCTTATTATTACAAAGAGGCGTAACTTGGGCAAATACAAATATTAGTCAAGTAAAAATAAATACATTATACTTAGTATTTTTAATTATGGGTGGATTAATGGTATCCATGTTATATTATTCGGGAAATTTAGCAATGCCTACAGAAAAAATTATACCACCTACTCAACCATAATTAATGGGATTTATTATGGTTATGGTAGGTGTTGTATTAGTTGGTAGTAAAAAATAATTATTATTTTTTAGTTATAATAATTATTCATTGTCATTCATCCAATCTGCTTTTTCTTCTTCGTCATCATTGGCTCTCCATCTATATCCTGCCCAATGATGCTTTCCTTTTTTACTCAATTTACCCAATTTCTTTTCAAAATATTGAGTGATTTCTTTAACAGGTGGAACAGGTATGCCCGCACCATAATTTTCACAATACCATTGTTTAAAATATATGGCCACTTTATTCTTAAATAATATATAATCGTCAGCACTCGCTCCTTCAGGTGCTTTCTCTATCATATCTTCATAGAATAGATGGCAATAATCCTCAGATCCTCTATATGCATTACTCGCTGCTATGACCTTCGCACAATCTTCAACATATCCCAATTTTTCACACGCTAATTCGCATAATAATGATATAAATACTGGTGCGTATTTTTTTAATTTTGGTTCAATATCAATATCCTTTATAAATTCCTTATCTTCTGGAACTTTACTTGGATTATCTACAAATTTGGATTCAAAATCTATTTTTCTAATTCTTCTCCAAGTACCATCGTCATTGGATTTGATAGCAAATAAATAATTAGTCATACACACCAATGTAAATTGTGGAACAAATACAAATGCTTCTTGATGTAAATGTCTCGCTTGAATTTCATCCTCTCCAGTGATTTCTTTCATTACACCCTCATTAATCGTATCGCCTTTTCTTGGTTCAGTCATTACAGCATATCTTATACCTTTCAATTGCGCCACTTCACTGGAAGTTCCACCAATACTGGTTCTTTTTTGTGTAATCAATTGTGTAGGCACCTTACCATAATACTCACCTATACCAAATCTCATCAAATCTACAAATTTTGATTTCCCATTACGACCACATCCAGTATAAATATTAAAAGTTTGATTCTTATTATTGCCTATTAAACCTGTAGCCGAATGATTCCACATATACTCTCTCAAATTTGGATCCGGAAATAGCTGAGCCATAAATGCGTTTAACCACGCAATACCTTCTTCGTATCCTGGATCTCTACAATTAATATAATCTATTTTGGTAGTCCTTGAGATATAATCATCCGGTCTTCCTTGGCGAAATTCTTTATTTTCAAAATCATACACACCATTTTTAAATCCAATAGTGTAAGGGTTTGAATCTAATTTCTCCACTAACGCGTTATCGTAAAATAGAGCCTTAGATTCATTAATAATATTGTTTTTATCACTACTTCTTTTTAATTTCATTGCTATTTTATTATACGTATTCGTCAATGAAGTCAATTCCGCTTGTCTTTCAGCATCTCCACACCACGAAGAATCTCTCAAATCATCAACTATACTTTTTTCTTTTGTAATAAATATTTTAGATAATTTTAAAGATAAAATTTTTCTCAACGTCATTCCCGTTTTATCTAACTTCCACACACCACCGTCAAAATTCATCCACACATTAGATTTACCATCGATGCATTTAATTTTATCGCCATACAAATGATACGCTAACATCGCCAAATCCCAATCCGCCCCTTCACTTTGAATGACTTCCTCTAAAAACATATTCACATTTTTTTTATATAATTGTTCATACCCTGTCGGGTCACATATTTTAGCCCAATATCTTAGTGATGCTATATACAACCCATCGTCGCGCATTTTACCCCACAAATCTACTATATCGTCTATTGAACTTACATCAAACTTAGTTGATTTTGCTGAAAATTTAATAAATGATAATATATTCAAATCGGAAACATTGTGTAATGCCCAACCAACACGCAACCATTTATCATATGGGTCATAATAAGTCTCATTCAATAACATGGTCAATTGATGAGCCGTTACTATATCAAAATTTTGTATTTCTGTTGAATTTATCATTCTTTCTATTAATTCGTCTACAATTTTCATATCGGTAATATTAGACAACTTATCCAATACATCCTCTATATCTAACCCAGTAGCCAATATCTTTCTCGGTTTTATTTTATTTTCACTGGTTTTTTGCTTTATCCTATCCTTACAACTCGCTTTCATTTCTTCCCTTATAGATACCTTAGCCCATGACCTCTTTCTCAAACTAAACAACTTAACCAGATTATTCCCTTCCCAATCTGATATGTCTTTTATTTTACATTCAAAATCCATAGCATCCGCACCAGTTTCTTCCTCGTCATCTGAATCTAATTCTACGTCACTATCTTCTTTTTCCATATATCTTACTTGATAATATGATGTTAATTTATATGCTTCGTGTCCAGGTTTGCTGGAACCATACATTTGCCAACCTACATCTCCTCTACATATCCCCTCGTCCAAAATCATATCCGGCGTATTATCCTGACATAATACGCTTCGCATATCATGTAATACATTCCCAATCTCTTTCAACATCAAATCCCTCAATACCATTTGAGCTCCATGTTTCATTCTAAGACCTATTATCATATGAATACCATCTTTCACACATTCGCCAACATCATTAATATTATCCTTTTTAAATATAAATATAGGAAAAGAATCAATAACTTCTGTTTTACATATCTTATTTAGTTGTATGACCAATAGTTCAACAATATCATCAATATGTCCATCTGTATATTGTCTTTCATTGGTTCCCGCAAGATAACGAAAATCAAAATCGTATAAAATTGGCCCTCCCTTTTTCCTATCTTGTATTTCCGTCATATGTTCCGCCCGACCATTCTTTCTTTTCTTTTCTAAAAATTCATGAAATTGGTCCAGGTGTTCTTTTGGTATATGATAAGAACCCGGGTACTTATTATCTTCCTTCGGATTTTTTGAACCAATTCGCGTATTAGTTGCTTTTTTATTTGTATTTTCTTTATTTGTTTTGCATGATTGCAGTAACTCAAACAAATTTTTGAACTTTACACTATTTTCCCCTAAAGTTTGGTTTTCCATTTCTATGATATATACATGGAGCTTTTTTATTTCAATTTTATAATTCATTAATTCTAATTAAATTTAATTACGCATTTAAATACAGCACTATATTAATGTATTATGAGTCTCAAATCTAATAAAAAGAAAAAAGAACAAAACCAACAAACCCTTGTAAAAAGATTGGTCAAGGATGTAAAAGACATTATTAAAAAGCCTCTCACCGACAACGGTATTATTTACTCGCATTCAGAAGATAATTTATTAAAAGGTTATGCTGTTATATTTGGACCCCCAGATACAATTTACGAAAACGGCGCATATCTATTTGAGTTTAATTTCCCCGAGACATATCCTTTCTCGCCTCCCAAATTAACATATTTAACCAATAACGGCAAAACACGCTTTAATCCAAATTTATATAGAAATGGTAAAGTATGTGTTAGTATATTAAATACATGGAGAGGTCCCGGATGGACCAGTTGTATGACCGTTAGAACAGTTCTTATAACATTAACAACTTTATTGCATAATAAACCGCTATTGAATGAACCCGGCGTTACAGAATCGCACCGTTCATTTATTCCTTATAATAAAATCATACAATATAGAAATTTCGATACGTCTATTAGACATATTTTAACAAAAAAAATCTTACCAAAAAGTTTTCTTTCATTGTGGCCTTTAATTAAAAATCATTTTGAAAAAAATAAAGAAAAAATTATTAACAAATTAGATTTTTTAATAAAAAACGAACCCGCACCTAAAGAACATTATGCGTCAGTATATAGTATGAATTGCACTGTCGATTATAAATATATAAAAAAAGAAATCTTATCTGCTTATGATAATTTAAAATAAAATTGATTAAAGAATTCTTATATTGGTATATATATAAACATGCATTTTTGTGAAAACTGTGGAAATATGTACTACATAGAATTAAATAAAAACAATTCTGATTCATTGGTATATTATTGTCGTAATTGTCAAAATAAAAATGATAAATTAATTCAAGAATTAAACAATTTTTGTGTTAGTAAAACACATATCATTAAAAATACGGGGGGTCATGGTAATGTAATAAATGAATACACTCATTTAGACCCCACTTTACCAAGAGTAAAGTTTAATATGGATTGTCCTAACGCCGAATGCCCTTCAAATAGCACTGGTAATGATGAATCTAAAGATGGTGATGACGTCAAAGGAAAGGTACCAAAAGAAATCATATATTTAAGGTATAATGATAGCAGTATGAAATATGTCTATTTATGTGGTGTTTGTAAAACACATTGGACAACTGATAAATAATAAAATTGATTTAAATATTATTATATTCTTTTTTAATATAATAATGGCCGAAGAACAAAAAATAGGAACCCCAATCATGTCTGATGAACCAGTTGATATTATTGAAGAAACTGATTCTGATTCAGATAGCGACGACGAAGATTTTAAAAAACTTGAAAATTTTGATTCGCGTGATATATTAGTAGATTTTCATCCTCACTTACAGCACATATCAAATAAAGAAATGTATGCTCTATCCAAGGTAATTAAAGATAAAAGTGGTAAAATTATCGACCCCCTTCATAAAACATTACCAATATTAACACGTTATGAAAAGGCAAAAATTATTGGATTAAGGGCTAAACAAATTAATAATGGTGCACAAGTATTTATTGATGTTCCTCATAATATGATCGAAGGTTTAAGTATCGCTGAAAAAGAATTAGAGGCAAAAAAGGTACCTTTCATTATTAGGAGACCTTTACCTAATGGTGGTAGTGAATATTGGAAAGTATCTGATTTAGAAATGTTAGAATAATTATTAAATTTATTTTTTAATAATTATCTTCTCTTCCTCTTTTTCTTTGTACATGACTTCTTGAATGTTTAAAATATAAAAACATTTCTTATTAACGCGATGGTCGTCCTTGTGCTCTTGCCATCATAGAATATAACTCATTTTTGGTAAATTGTTTGGCTGTCGGGAACAAATTACCAGTTAATCTACCCGAACTTGGTAACATTCCTACTCTTTCACAGGTTTGACCAATATCTTGATACAACTTTCTATTTTCAGTAGTGTTATTAAATCTACCTAAAGGAAATTTATTATTTTCACAAACAAATACGAATAATGAATCACTATGTTCAGATGTTACTTCAACAGAATTCCATTTTACAAGAGCTCTAATTTGATATTTATAATTTGTAAAACGAACAGCATTATAATCCACCCATTCGGGCTTGGGCGCGGTTCCTACAACGACATATTCTTTATCCCCTGTTTCGGCATTTATACCTTCTCTTAATATTTCATAACTTGCTGTTGTGGTATAGCGCGTTTTAGTAGGATCCGCAAAACTATAAAGGGTATTTCCGGGTATTTCAACGCTCCAATTTATATGAACTTCTGTATCATTAACAATATCATATCTAACATTTATGGGTGGAGTAATTGCTACCGTTCTTACACTAATAACACCAACATTTTGAACACCGAATAAATCATTATCCGCGACAGCTAATCTTACATCATATTGACCTTGGACCCCATTTGATATTAACGATAACGCACCACCCTCGACGGTCCCATCTACATTACTACATATAACATCTCCTATTTGTTCAAGGACCAAAGGATCTAATTCAAGTGTTCCATATCCATACATTGTATAATTTTGTCTTGGATTTAATGGTTGCGTTCTATAATATATTGTTGTTTGGTCCATAGGGAGTCTAATACTTACAAATGAATCAGGAGTTCCTTGTGGTGCCGTTCTACTATACTGGGCTAAAGGCTCACCATCGTCATTTTTTAATTCCTTCGCTGTAGCGTCATTAGCATCATAAAAAGTCAATCTATGTCCAAAATTACTTGTGTCGCTTGTATCTATATGAAAAACATCACCCTGTTTTCCTGGCCAAGTTTGACCATATGTATATGACTTTAATATTAAGGATAAAGATTCTGTTTCTTCAATAAAAAATTTATTCCCCGTAACGGTCGATTTAAAACGAAATGTTACATAATCCGCTGTACTAGGTTCGTACGTAGTGTCTATACTCAAACTCTGTGTAATATCTTCGTATCTTCTTGGTAAAATTTGAATCTTTTGTGAATATATCAAATTTGTTAAATCATATATGTTAACTAATACGAAATCTGCATTAATATATAAATTAGCAACGTTAACTTGAATAGGAACTTGAATAATATTATTAAAATACTCATTCATACTCGTAATTGTTATGGGCATAATAAATTCATCCACGTCCCCTTCATTACCGAAAGATAAACAATCAAATTCAGGCGCAACCAATTGTCCAAGATTATTACTTGCTGGATAAGCCACTGTCTTAGGAACCAATAATAAATGGGGATTTAAATTATCTATTTGAAAATATAATGTGGCCCCATTTAAATCATTTATTGCTGACGGCGGTTTTATATTAATATAAAATTTTGTAGTACCACCCAATTCAATTGTGGCCAACGGATTACCAAATTGATTAACAATATCAAAATTGATAATTTTTAAATTTAATTTGTATAAATAACCGTCAATGCCCGTTTTTACATTCACAATGTAGTAGGTACGACCCACAATTGTTTTGATACGTTCATTGAATGTTTTATATGCTAAATCGTCGCTACCAAGTTCCAATGGTATCGTTCCAGATTCTTCTGACCTTAATGTTTGAATAGTATATGTATGTATTGAATTATCACCTTTATATATCCATAGGGGGTCCTTTTTTAAAAAAGCAAAGGTTTGTTGAATTGGACAAAATATTTTAACGTGATCCGTAGGGGTTATCAAACAACACATTTTAAAATCAACTATATCTGTAGGTATATTACCAGTCGTTAATTGCCAACGACTGACGTAAAAGGGGTTTCTTAACGGTATAATAGGGTTTTCACTTTCTACAGGAGACCAAATATCTGTTAATTCGGTAAACCCAAAGTAAAATTCCCACACCAATCTATTAAAATATTCGGTATATTTAACATTACCTATTTCTCTTACAAATGATTGTTCGTCTAAATTCATTCTTTGATTGTCACCTAAACCTACACTCGTTCCACCATATAATCCCTCCCTCAATGGATAAAATATATTACCCACACCATCTCTTGGTTTAATCATTACAATATTAAAAGTGCAACAATTTGGTGGGGACCTTGGGTCATTTTCAACCAATTCCCCAACTAATTCTTTAACATAACTATTTTGAACAAATAACCAATTAAAAATTACTAATTTTCTTGTATTCCAAATAGGGTTCATCGACAATTCAAATATATTTTTATTTAAATATAATTTCGGCCTTACCTCATCATTATATTTAACCAATTTAGCATAAAACCTTGATGTTAATGGAAAACCATCCCACGTCATATTCATCTTAATTGCTGGCGTATCAACACCAATACCAGATGTTGTTTGGAACCCATTTAACATTAATCCTTCCTGAACTGCTCCAGACATTAATTATATACATAATTAAATATAATTAATATTATTCGCAAGACCCATCATCATATCTAAATATAACATTAGTATTTCCAGTTTCTTTAATGTATTGCATTGCTCTTGGGTCATCTTTTGCTTTTCTTGGTCTTAATCTTTTTGCTAATCTAAAATTATTTAACATGGCCCCTAATCTATTTTTAGCATTCTGTGCTTCTTTTGTTTTAACAAGATTATCTATTTTTGTAAGACATACACAACCATTTGTTGTTAAATAAACTATGGTTGGGGGATCCGGTGGTTTTATAGTAATTACGTTTGAATACATATATTTTATAATTTTATCATAATCGGTAACACTTTTATTACCTTTTTCATCCGTTTGTATATTCCAATAAGCATTACGATTATATATATTATCCGAAATGTCTGAGTAATAAGATGGCAATCCTGTTCTTTTTATTTCATAACTCCATCGTGTTATATATGGCGTATTAAACCTCGTCAGTCCTATTGGATTAATATATGGATATACTGATGAATAAGGTAAATGTCCCTTACCATTCGGCAATAGTTCTTTATTACTAAAATATACACACGATATATCCGTATAATCTGTTAAATTTGTTGTTATAAGAGTCTTACAGTATGCTTTTTGTATAGGAAACCCAATATCATCTTCTTGGTTCATAATATTAATACATCCTTTCATAGTTGCGTGATGTTGGCAATTATAATATAACTTATTAACACTCATGTCTGTAATAGTCCATTCAATAGTTCCATTTTCGGTTCCATTATTGGTTATTCCAACGTTGTATGAATCGCCTGTTCCTGTAGAATGATTTGTTTTTATCCAAAATGGATGACCAACCGCATCGACAATAAATTTATAAGTTTTATTCCTGTATAGTGTTATTGTACCATTATATATACCATCTATTTGATACAACCCCTCCCCATTATGTGTTATCTTATAAACATCATGTATTATATTACTTGGGTCTGTCCCCACACTAAAATCAACATCCGTTAATTCTGTTTGAATATTTGTATATTCGGCAGGATAGGAGTATATTCTTTGGTCTTCGGGTACATAATAATTAGGAACAGACCAACCTGAAGGGTCATATTGTTTTTGTTTATCTGGTGTCCATAGATAATAATTGATATGTATAGCCTCTACATTTTGCAATCCTTTCAATTGATTGTTTAAATTTTTTGATAATTCATTTAATTCTATACTTCTTATATTTAATTTTAACTGTTGGTTGTCTTCAGGTTCCTTTATATATTTTATAGTTGGAACTTTTGGATTATACATTATCGGCGGTATGTTTATTTCTACAGCACTCACGTCAAAAAAACCATAATCGGGCATACTTTTTGCAAGTACTTTATAATCACCATTATAAACTTGATAATTCCATGCAAAAACCCATTTACCGTATATTAATGCTTCTTCTGTTATAGTATAAACATTATGTGGTATTAACGGTAAGATATTCGTCTCTTGGAAGGGACTGGGTGATTGAATTATAAAAGATATATCATAAACAGGGTCCCATAAATTATATAATTCGATATCTGTTGGGTCATTATAATTCGTTGGTAATTTCTCTGAATTCGGGAACCATCCATATAATAAAAATTTAAGTTCTGTTAGTGATTTATATTGTAACCAATAAACCATTAAATTATGCATCAATGGCGCCATGATTGTTTCTTTATCCCATGTAACTATTAATTCTCTGGTTGCTTTATTATAAGACAAATCTATATATTGTGTTGGATACATCGGCAATGGCCTTATAAAGTCCTTTGGTATTGTATATAAAGATGCGTATCTATATTTATGTTCAAAAGGGTATTCAGCAGAAATTTGAAATTCTTGACCACCATCCAATGTCTGTATTATATTCCAATCCCCTGTTCTATGAATAGCATCAGGATATTCACTTTGCACTATTCTACTATTTATTATAAATTGTGAAGAGGGGTCATATATTTGATATTCCCATCTACCTATATAAGGTATATATAAACCTTCAGTAACATATTTTTGACTTTGATAAAAATGTCTTTCAGTATCGTTTTCATCAAAATCTTGAGGTGTAAATGTATTTCTTACTATAGTATCATTTGATAAATCTTTAATTTTATATATAGCAGAACTAGAACCATCTTCTTGAAACCACATTTCTATTCTTGTTGGTCTCATTGGTACTGGAGAATGTGATATATCATATTCTTGACCACACCAACTTATATCATATAAATCAACTCCTCTACCAGGTAAATCATATATTATTTCATCGTTCACCGATATTGTAACATCTTTGGATGGGGGATCGCCATACATAAATGCTTGTTGAAAATGATATCTAATTTTATTATCACTTAAATCATTTAATCTATGTCTAAAATAAGTTTGTCCTAATGTGGGGTCATAAGGAGCTCTATAAATAAAACCCTCATTATTCCATCCAAGTTCTGAACCATTTTCTACTTTCGAAGTATCTATACCATTACCATTAACGCCTATATGAAATAAGCCTAAGGTATTCCCCACAGCACCAATACTATGATTACTAAAGCCCCAATTTGCGGTATTGCGACTCATATCTTGTGAACTGGGAATAAACATATCTATTATAAAATTACGCATACCTTCTTTGCTTACGGGAACAGCCGATAAATCAACAACATCCTTGAATTGTTGGACCTGACTTATATCAAAAATTAATTTCTTTTGATATACTTCATTATTGCTTATATCGTGATAAGTAACCTTTCTATATTGTATTCCTGGTTCTCCACCATAACCCCAATCATATACGTGTCCAACGCTATCACTATTATCATTGCCTAACCAACATCGTTGTAAATTTAACGGAGTAGTATAATCTGTATATTCTACTGGAGTTTGTTGTATCCTTGGGTCTTCTTTTCCCTGAAAATAATTTGGTAACTCCCATCTATTTAAACCCGATAATAATTGCGTATATTCATAATTCGGTGACCATAGTATAAAGTTAAATATAATTTCTGTATCTTGAGACAATGTTTGATAATATGTATTCCAATGTTTTATTATTCCCGATATATCCGGTTGTTGGATTTGTAACGTCATTCTGGATAAATCATCTGGTATAAAAAATACAGGTTCTATATTGTCCCATAAAAATTCATTGTAACTAATATCAATTAATGCCGCACTCACATCGTAATCAACTCCTGGTATTAATGGATAATTTCTGGCCCGCGGATTTATATAACTATGATTTACTGTATAAGACCAAGCCCCTATATATCTTCCTGGTAATAATGTAGTTTCTAATATCTTAGTATCGCTTATATCAATCGTTATAACATCCGGAAATTTATAAGCCGTAGCCGTCATATTAAAAGACATGTCATATACACTATTATTAACGCTCAATTCTACATGAGATAAATCTATTAAAGGGTCTCTTTGGTCTCTATCGGTTAGCTGTTTCGGTTTTATAATATAATATTGAATATTTATCTTACTCCCCAAATCTGTATTATAAACTATATTCTTAGATAAATCCAATAAATCCTCTGTTTTAACAGACAAACGCAAATTTTTATAATATGTTTTTGGCGCATCAGGGTATTCTATCCTACTAAACGTCCATTTTGGAGCCAATGGTGGATATAATTTACCATATTGTGTAAAATCAAAATATACGTATGGACTAATTCCCGTATTAAAAGATATATCTTCATACCTTACGGTAGTTGGGTCTATCCCTTTAGCCTCTCTTGAAAATCTATATCTTGTATAACTATAACTCCATCTAATATAATATTCATTATCGCTTATATCCACTATTGAATCATTTGAAGTTGGCAATAGATTATTATATTTCCATAAAACATTCCATCCAGCACCAACAGGAACATTCAGAATATGAACCCATTTTGGTAAAGTTTTATAATCGGTTAAGTATGACCTCAAAATTTGTGTATTATCTGGAGTATATTCCTCATAAGCAAACCATTCATTGTCTAATAATGTTGTATCGGCAAGAGATTTATTTTCTAACAATAAAGACGCATTTTGCCCACTGACATCTTTATACGCTGTATCTCCTCTTTGTTCAATAGGGATTTTATGGTAATCAAAATTACAATCAGGTATAAATTTTACAATTGTAGCATTATCGGATATATCAACACTATTGGTAAATACGTCTGAATTAAAACTAATATCATTCCATCTATCCGTATATGGATATATTTCATTTGTTATAGAATCATCATATTCTCTTGTAACTTGATAAGGGGATACTACAGTTATTTTACCATTACCCAATGCCCCATTTTTTAATTTTGTATTATAAACATAAAATTCACTTGGAGTATCATCATCTACAATAATTTTAACTGAATAATCCATACTATCCGCGCCTGGTGTTCCACTAAAATATATATTTCTTAAATAATCAGGTTCATTGAGATCATTGTATTTACCATCTCGTATTAAGCTGAAGGCAATATCATAATTTCCAAGAGCTATATTAAAATTATATTCATTCCCCCTTACTAATGTTGTATGCGACATTGTTGCTAAACTGTACAATCCGTTAGGTCCATAATACTCTTGATAAATACCTATACTACCTGGTATTGTTGTCCCTACGACATCATTATATCCCTGGATACCTTCCAATGTATAATTATTATACGTTGATGTATTTTTAACTGTATGATTTTTTGTATTTTCAAAAATATAAATATTATACCAACATTTTACAATTTCATTATCTTCCCATGGATGTAAATAAATATCACCATTATACGTTTTATATTGTGGGGGAGGGCGATTATCCGGTTGATATCTTTCTATAAAATTTTTAGATAAATCTATAATATCTTTTTCAGGAATAGTTATTTTTAATTTTTGATTAATATATTGTATTTGTGGTGGTAATGATGGTTTAAAAAAACGTTCTGCTTGACAAGTTTTAAAATCAGTTATGGTTTTTCCCCATCCATTAAAATCAACATGTTTCCATTTCCACTCATTTATCCCAGGAATACCTACTTGTCCCAATAATGCCCCTGGTGAAAATAAAGGTGGGACGCCTGATAAACTAACACGCCTTTCTTCAATATATTCATAAGGAAAATCTTTGAACTCTAAGTGAGGAGCGTCTACAATTCTATAGGTCCATAAAAAATAAAATCTGCTATATTTTGGTGTAACTATATTAATTCTTGAACTTCTTGGCATACCATCGTTTTCGGCCCAAGCAACGGAATCAGGTGTTATTCTATAAACACTAACATAATTCGAACTTGTATCAGCAGCAAAATCACTTGTATAATTATATGTATGAATACGATGACCACTTCTATTATCACCAGCACCCAATCCGTGAATACCACTTGTAAAATCGCTTGCGGATTGCCAACAATTTAATGTTCCATCTTCTGTGCCTATTTGTTCTATATCAGGCAATAAACTATATTGTAATCCGTTATTAATAAACCACGGATTATTCATAGTTTCCCAAACATAAAAAATTAGCTCTATTCCGTGTCTTCCTGGGTTTAACATTGCTCCATTAACGCGTGTAGGATAATGTAAAGTCATTCCTGATAGTGGTCCAGTATAATCCGGTTTATTTTCCCCTGTAACTGATTCTAAATTTGTGAATAAATTTTTAGATACTTTTCTCATTTCATCCATGGCCTCATCTGGTATTTTCATACTAACATAATCTAATTGTCCTTGATAATTTGACGATTCTTTATAATATTCTATGGATTCCGGCATTATTTCTTTTTTCATTTTCATATACAGTTGAATCTTATGAGAGGAAGTAGTCGGGGCACCAACAGTATAAACGGTGTTTTCTGTTGCGTGATTATAATCCTCTTTATAAAAAATAACTTCACCACTCACATCTTCGGCAAAACTTTCTGTTAATAATATTTTAATTGAAAATCCCAAATATTCATCTTCCACAATTGTCTTTTTTTGAGCCTCTAATAAAGTCATATATTGCGGATTAAATGAATGAACCTTTCCACCCAATACGCGTTGTAACCATTCAATATATGGGTATCCTCTATTATATTCAATAGTGCCTGATGAACCGGATAGGTCTAACCATATCAATGGATTATCTATTTCATTAACTTCTTTATAATATAATTCCCTGTATGCTGCTACTTCTGTTGCATTCGCTGACATATATATTATTTACGAATAATTAATTATTAATAATAATCATTAATTATTTGAGTTAAAATCTCCATTGATTCCCACAATTCAAACAGCTCACAAAGGTTGTAATCGGTTCATCCGCCGACCGCGTTTGCATCTGATAATATGTACATTTCCTTTTCTTACATTTATAACATTTAAATTCGTCCGTAGCAGCCCCCATGTCTTCTTCGCCCATATTTTTATCTCTTTTTAATTTCTTATTTATTAATTCTTTCCAAATATCCATATTCAATTCTTGATGAGACATCATTGCTAAATCATAGGTTTTTATTTTACCTTCTTTGATTTCGTTTATCAATCTTTCTGAAGATGAATTATTGAACAAATTCATCCATATACTCTTAAGCTTATCTTTATATAACAATACAAAATACGGATTCTCCCATTTCCTCAATATCTTTCTCTTTTTACACTCCTTTATGGTTTGATTATATAACCCTATTTCAAAATTCTTTGCTCTATCCTCGGTTAAACACAATTTTGTTTTAATTGTATTTTTTATATTATTTCTAAACTCTGTCGGAACGATATTCATATTGATTTAATAAATTATATTTCTTTTAAATCAATTTTATTTTAATCTTCATCTGTATCTACATATTCCTCTTCCTCCAATTCGGATGCTATATACGAATCTTCACTATCATATTCACTATCACTTTCATCCTTTGAAGCATCATCACTTTCATCTTCATCGCTCTCTTCCCCTCCAATAAATTCTTCTTCCTCTACTTCGTCCTCTTCATCTTCATTCCCCTCATCGTCAATAATTTCCTCATCACTTTCAACTACAAATCCATCTTCTTTAGAATAACCTTCTTTTGTTAATAATTCAGGGTCTATTGATTCTTCTGATGAATAACTATCTTCTTCACCCAAATCTTCAAATCCACCATATAATTTATTATAATGTTTTTCCCAATTTTCAACAGTTAATTCTATCAAATCGTCCATATCATATTTGCCTTCTTCTGTATGTTTTACTACTAACATGGTACCAAAATACAATTGATTATCAAGGGGTGGTGGTAATTCACATTTATTTTCTGTATTCGCCCTTCCGTTATTTTTAGCAAAAATACTTAAATACCTATCCTCTCCTTCTTCTTTAATTTTCCAACTATGTCGATAATCAAAATCTTTCACACTTCTTAATTTACATTTTTTATAATATTGATCGCTATTTACATTTATTTTAATTTGT